GATACCATAACACCAAATAAAGTAGGACTAGTGATGTTATGAGCAGTAAGAATTTTAGCATCGTTTAATCGTGAGAGGACATCTATGGTTTTGTCTAAGTTAGCCACATCAAGCGGTGTAAACTTAGGTGCATCCTCATCCTTTTTAACCCAACTTACAATGAAGTTATCCGCTTCAGGGCCTGTGAAAGACTCTTTAAATTTAAGGTACTCAGCCGCTTTTTGCTCGGCTGACATATTACGCCCAATGAAGGTAGCAAGAACTTTTGGCGTGAATCCATTTTCAGCAGAGTTTTTAATGTGCTTACCAAATTCAAAGTCACTCGCAATGTAGTGATAAGCAGATATATAGTTAGGAACTCCGTAATAGGGGTTCCCACTATAAGGGTTAGAAATATATAGTATAGCCTCTTTGGAAGTCTTGTCAAATTTACTGAACGCTTTGATTCTTCTTGGCTCATTATGCTGTACTGAGTTTGCTCCGTAGCCGAATGTTCTTCTTACAATGTAGTGTGTTACCTCTCCTTGTGCGTTTGGCTCTGCTGCCCTAACGCCTTTAGGGTCTAGAGATTTGAACTCTAGAATTTTGCTGCGACCTGTGTTCCAACGAACATAAAATGCTGCAGCACCCTTATGCTCATATTGGAATGCAGCGTGTGTAATCACATCGTACATTCCTTGGTTGTTACCTGCACAATTATTTAAGAAAACCTTTAGTTCTTGCTTGGCTTTCTTAGTGCCTAGGAAATCATCATTGTAAGAGATGTCGTTACCCGCAATCATCTTAGCCTTCTTGGTAAGAATCCCTGAGTGTACAGGAGATTGGCGTAGCATACGCTCAAGAATTACAGGGAAGTCATCATTGACCCCAAACTTGATATAGTCACCCTCAGTAGTGTGACCTAATTTGTAGCGACCATTAAGGTCTATAATAGCGTTTTCTAATTCGTTAGCAGAAACGCTTTGCTCAGTAGCCTGAACAAAGGTTTTAGATGCGAAAAAGTCTACTATGTTATTTACTAGTCCCATTAATATAATTTACAAGTTAAGGCTCAAAATAAAACTCAGGAGAATTGATAGAGCCATTGTCTACATCGTAGTAGTATGTATTGTTTGTTCCGTATTCTTTAAATCCAAACCAAACAACCATATTGTCAAGAGTTTTAGTTGTATCTTCTTGTGCAAAAGATACTCTTGCATAAGGGTCAATATTCCCTTGATAGTTGGTTTGATAGTAACGAGTTCCTGTAGAACCTACATTAAAGAATAGAGATTTATTTTCCACCTCTATAACTGTTCCATCAGTATAAGTTTCTCTTGTAAATACCTTAACATAACCTGGCGCACCCGAACCCTGCTCATCAAAATAACTCGCTACAGGACTTGCTGTTTCTCCTCCGCTAAATGTAGATGTTGCAGGGTCAAATACATTTGGTATTCCTGTAAAACCTATGTACAACTCGTATACACCGTATGATGAATTGTAGAAGACCTTGTTGGTTGGGTCATTCGGTCTACTCAATACAACAGGAGTCTCAGATTCAATTACATAATCGTTTCCGTTCAATGTTATTGTATGCTCTGAACGATGTCTTAGAGTAAAGACTCTACTAATACTTGCATTAGTTTGGTAGTAACTAATTGAGTTATCAGGTGCTGTCCATAAAGACACATCCTCGCTTATGGTTTGGCCGTCAACTACCCAAGAACAAACGACATTTACTACTGAGTGACTAAATGCAGAATCATCTAAAGTCTTAAATGGATAAGGATTTTTGATTTCAGTCATTTGACCAACAGGAGCCGTGAAAGATTCAGAAACGACATTTTGTGTAAGTGAATCAGAAAAAGTTGAGTAATTAACAAAACTCTTATGTGAGTCAGCAGACAACAATTCCATTGTACACTGAGTATTCTCATTTACATAAGCGTACAAGTTAGGAGAACCTATCAATGTGTCATTGTACAAATCTATTCTTGCAGTTGTATCCGTTTCAGTAGACCTGTAAGCAGTTGCATTTGTTAGGCTGTCAGCCATATACAAGTCAATGCTTGGAGGCATTAATACATTAAAGTTAAATGTGCTGTATGTTGTACCACCTTGAGAAACTACTACTTCAGTATCCCAAACATCACCAAGATTTAGACCTCTTGTAGATAGGTTTTGTATCGTAGAAGTTCTTGAGTTTGTAGAGGATAAGGTTCCGTGTGTTTTTACTACTGTAAATGTGTTATTATCAGAATCGGTACAAGTAATATTTAGGCTATAATCTTTGCCATTTACTTGTGGTATATCGTTTATTCTAAAAGACACCAAGTCTTGCTCAACACTCACAATATAGTACGGGTCTGATGAGCCTTCAAATGTACCATCATTGAAATTAACACCTATGTCCCCCCAAGGCAAACTGCCTCCGCCACTAGTATCCGTGCTAGTATCCGTGCTAGTACTTCCACCTTCTTCAGGAGTTATAGAATCGGTATTTTCAACAGCAACACTACCTGTCACATCGCCTGAAAGCACTATACTATCAGCATAGATGTCAGTCCCGTGAGTATTGTATTGATAACTTTGAACTTCACACAGGTATGAGGTTGAACCACCTGCATTTGTAACGGTCATATAGTACTCACCACCTTCAATGGTATTGGATACTAGGTCTAGATTCAGAACAATAAAGTCAGAACAGGCCGCAAGACCCAACTCATCCTGAAGTTCAAACAAGGTGAGGACAGTACCCCCTACAACTTTCTCAAAAGTAACATCAAATGAGTTAATAGTGTAACTCAAGTTTCTAATAAAAGAAATAGAGTTTACTGACCCCGCCTTTAATCTTTTCATTATTCTTCTTTAATAACTTCGTACTCGCCTGTACTTAAATTTACATTGATGTCCCCATAGGACTCTTTAAGTGCTTCACGAGATTCATCTAGTCTCTTGTTTACTGCCTCGTACTGAAGCAATAAATTAGTTTTTTCCAACTCCAAACTACCAATAGCAGTCTTGATGTCAGTCATAAGTTTAACAATCTCTTGGAGAGATGTTAATTCGCTTTCGTTAATTTTCTTTGTCTTGGCCATATTATTATAATAATTTTATAGATTACTAATATAGTATAATATTATTATAATATACTTATGTTGTTATTAACTTTTGATAACTCGGCTGAAGATTCGGTATATGCCTTCAGGCAGATTATCAATATGAGCGTAAGCATCTTCCTGAGAAGAAAATGACTCGTGGTCATTTTCCTCTAGGTATAATTCCCAAGTACCATCGTTCATTAAGACAGTACCATCTTCTATATTTTCTATGTAATAGTTACTTGTTACCATTATACAATTCTTGTAATTGTGATTGCTCCGCCATCACCGTTAGTAGATGTTACCCCGTGGTTAACAGCACCTGCGTGTAAGAATGTTTCAAAGAATAAAACATCTCCCGCAGCGACTGTAACAGCAAATGTTGACTGAGTAGTGCTTTTATGCCCATATGTATTATATCGGAAGTACTGCAAGTTAGTACCACCCTGAATAGTAGAACCATTTAGTTTAGCAGAAGCACCAAATGTGCTTCGGTTAGCATAGTACGACTGCCAATTTATATTCCAAGAGATGAGGTATGTACCTGCTTGGTTAAATACAATGTTTGATTCGCCTGAAGGCGAGGTAGATGTAGAGCCGTTGATTTCTTGAGTCGCTAAAACGATAGGCTGTCTACTTACCTCGTAAACCACACCTGTTTGGAATAGGTATTTATCAGGTCCATACATACTCCCGTTTGCCCCTGCAGGACCCTGTGGCCCTTGTGGCCCTGTACTCCCGCTCGGCCCCTGCGGCCCCGTGGCCCCAGCACTCCCTGCGGGACCCGCTGGCCCGATTGGACCCGTGTCCCCTGTGTCCCCTTTGGCCCCTGCGGGCCCCTGTGGACCCTGTGGACCGACACTCCCGTTGCTACCTGCAGGACCCTGCGGACCAATAAAGTCAGGGTAGTTTTCAGGTGTAAATTGTTCGGGTACAACATAACCTGCATTAGCGTGATTACCCCATCCGTAGGCAGTATTCCAATTTGTAGAGTTACCGCCTGTTGTAGTAATTTCTCCTGTAACACTTATACCTGTAGATGTAGTAGTTAGTTTTGTTGCGTTATCGTATCCTAATGTAAGACCTCCGTTTTCGGTAGACTTTAAAATCCACTCACCGTTTTGGTCATCGTATAAACCACCTTCATTGCCATTAATCATTAATGAGATTATACCCTCATTAGAAGTGTTGGAAACTTGTAGCCCACCCCAAGATGAAGTAGAACTCTTAATCATTAACAAGTCTGCACGGTCGGTAGACTCAGTTAGTGTAGCACCACTACCAACTGCAAGTGATGTTACAGACAATGCAGAAGGTATACTTGTTAAGTATCCTGCACCATTAGTCAATTGATTATTGTTTGTAGGAATATTACCATCTACAGTTGCAATAGCATCAAATACCTCAGTATCTATTCTTTGGTTTACTGCAGCAGCAGAACCTGCAGCATCGTATGTGTTTGCGGTAACGCTAAATGTCGTTCCGCTTAGTGTCAATCCCGTACCTGCTGAGTATGTTGTGTTTGTATCAGTAAATACTGCTCCTGAAGGTACAGGTGTTTTTACATTATCAAATGCCCAATTAGATGAGATTGATGTCGTTGTCGCTCCATTAACAGGAGTATCGTGAATACCTCTCCAAGTATTAGCATCCGAAGTAGTTACGCTAAATGTTGTGTTATCAGAGCGTGTGAAGGTTATTGTGTCGTTTGATACCGAAGCAGCCTTGATAGGGTTTACCGAAGCATCTAACTTTGTATCAATTGCAGGTAATACTTCCTCGTTAATACGAGCATCAACAACAGCCACGGCTGAACTTACTTCGGCATCAGTAGCGTATGAGGAAGGAATAGAAGTCAAGTATCTACCATCAAGGTCAACGGAGTTTCCGTTGCTTATAGTAAGAACGCCATTTGTTCCGTTCCAAGAAAGAGTCTGACTATCAGTTTCAGATGTAAGATATCCTGCATCAGCGTGATTACCCCAACTGTAAGCAGTCTTAAAGTTTTGGATGTTAGTCTTTGTTAAAGCCTCCCCATCCAATGTGAGTTGGTCACCCCTTAGATATGCAGTTTTTCTTGTAGACCATCCACCTGACCAATTCCCTGTGTGTGAATTAATCTCAAGACCTTGCTCTGCATTCAGGTAGATATATTCGTTAGTTTGTCCTGTAGCATAAGAGTGAGACTCACCTGCGTTTAAGACAAGTTGCTGTCCATTACCCTTGATGTAAGCGTTAATGGTTAAAGCACCTGTTAAAGTTCCACCCGACAAAGGCAGGTAGTTGTGTGAGTGTGAGGGTAAAGATGTTAAGTACCCTGCATCTGCGTGGTTGCCCCAGGACCAAGCCTCTGCACCACGAGCAGAATCAGTAGCGGTCCCGTAAGTGCCTGACAAGTTGGGTATTCTTGCGGCATTAATAGTTCCTGAAGTGATTTTACTTGCATCAAGATTTGGAATACGAGAAGCACCAATAGAGCCACTTACAATTTTACCCGCATCAAAGTTGGGCATTCGTGAAGAACTGATTGTTCCGCTCGTGATTTTTGAAGCATCTAAATTAGGTACATCAGATGCAGCGATATTCATTGAACCTTCTACATCAACTCCATTAAGAATCTTAATAGCCATAAAACACTTTTTGATTAAAAAAGAGGGAGGGAAACCCCTCCCCCTCTATTAAGAATTTACAAATTATGCAGCCCCAACACCTGCAGCCAAGTAGTCTACGCCGTTTTCTAAGAACGCAAATACTAATCCGCTACCATCTTGGGTGATGTCAGTAAGTACAACTGAACCTGTGTTCAAATCATAAATCTGAACATTTACAAAACTATTGATTCCCTGTCCATTGAAGTCAATAGGAGTGTTTGCACCAGCACCTGTAACTTGAATTTGAGCAAATACAGGAATAGTTGGTTTGTTAGTTAGGTTGTTGTAGTTGCGGTAGTAAGCCGAAGACTGACCATCCAACAAATCTGCATCAAGACCTGAACCTGCACCATCAACTGTTTTAATCTTAGCCAATACATCAGCAGCGGTGTAAGCAGAAGAATCCAACTTGTTACCGATTGCAGTAGTGATTGTGGTACTAAAGTTAGCATCATCACCGATTGCAGCAGCAAGTTCGTTCAATGTATCTAATGCAGCAGGAGCAGCAGCAACAAGGTTACTAATTTCAGTAGCGACATGAGTACGAGTAGCATAGTCGTTAAGTACTTCGCTGTTTACTTTGCTGTCAAGTTCATCTTGTAGACCAATAACTTCACCAATTGGGTGTTGGTGAGCAGCAGGAGTAAAGGTAGTTGGAACACCTGTCAATGAAGAGTATGCCCCATTGAAATTAGAAGTACCTGCACCAATCAATGAGCGTACCTCTGCAGCAGTAATACCTGTAGTTAAAGCAGGTGCGCCTGAATTGTTACGAATAGCAGGTTGGAAAGTAGCAGTTGCTCCTGCCTCAATGTTGGTTAACTTGTCATTTCGTTCAGTAGTGAAGTTAATCTCTGTAAGACCACCATCACCAATACTATAAGTAGTATCAGTAAATACTGCGTTAGCAGGTACATTTGTCAATACTTGAGAATCATCAACCTTACCATTCAAGGCAGTTTGAAGACCGCTTACATTGCTGATTGCGATAGTACCAATACTGATAACGCCTTCGCTTTCAGAAATCGTTGTACCATCAGCAGTTAATCCTACACGAACAAAGCCTGAGCCATTGTGTACGAATACAGCGTTTGCCGCTGTGTTAAAGAAAATCTGACCTGCAGTACCTGAAGAAGGAGCAGAAGCCAAATTTTGAAGAGAGAAATTCTGTACTTCATTTCCCCCTAAATCTAAGTCAACTAGATATTTTAAAGCCATTTTTGTTTTTTGTTTTTATTAATTAAGAAAAGCCTTTCCCTTAAAAGGGTATTTAAATCGGACAACAAGTACTGCATTGTCCAAGTACTCCACTTCGCCAACAACCTGAGTATTCGCAGAATCAACTACGCTTACTGATGGGTTCTTACCAAGAGCGTGTTCTATAACCCATTCAGATGCCGTAACATTCTGGTGGTGTGTGTATGATGTTAGGGATTCCCCATTAACTCTAACATTAGAAGTAGATACAGTAATAGGTAGGGCTGTACCATTACCATCGCTAAGTTGTACTTCGCCTGTAACTTCATTGCTGTCAATGGTCTTAATAAGACCTTTGTAGGTATCCTTCGGTTTATTTCCTGTTAGTGTAGCCATTTATATCTCTTCTTCCCAAGTGTCGTTAATCATATCCCATCTCATATCATTTACATTCCAATACCTGTTATCAAACTCGTAAACACGCCCTGCAATAGGAGCCTGTCTCACGGATGTAGCCTGTATTGTTATGCCTAATGATAATAGCATTATCCAATGTACGCTAAAACTACACCTTGGTAGCAAGACACTTCGCTAAACTTTCCAAAAACGGTACTCCCTGTAGCCAAAACCTGACCTGTGAGAGAGTCACCAACTAAAGAAGTAGCGTTGATACTAGCCTCCTGCAAACAAACAATAATTCGGTAAGTTTCCCCTTGAGGTGTCGTTTCATTAGCACCTAGTCTACGGAATCCAAAGTCACCCATTGATGCTTGGTAGTAGTTTCTATCTTTTGTTATATTATTCTCCATTATATATTCCAATAATCATTAATGGTTTCCCATTGCATATTAATCAATTCCCAATTTACCTGCCACCCACTTGATTGCTCAATAATAACATTTGAGTAGTATCCTGTTGGTCCTGTGAGGTAGTCCAATTTTCCAATGCTTTCTTGGATTGAATCTGCATTGTACCCAATAGGACTAGAAGGGATGTAATCAAGAAAACCCTTGTCATATTGAGTAGAATCACTACTATATCCTTGCGTGAAAATTGCATACATTATGGTAATTGTATTACTCCTTCATCCTCAATAGCCAATGAAGCAATCCAACTTTGAGTGTTTAGTTCCACATCTACATATGAAAGTTCACCTCTTGTTGTACCGCTATTAGCAGTAAAATTCATATCAAGACCATCCATCCATCCGCTAAGAGTTACTGTACCGTTGTTGTGATACAACAAACAAACAATATCTCCTCTTCTAGACATATAGTCTATCTTATTCATCTTTCTATCAATGATAGGTAACCTAACTACAATGTTTGTATTGATAACACCTAATCCATTGTTAATGGTTTTAGACTCATTAAACGATGTTCTAGAGTCTTTTGGGTTATGCTCAAACACAACTGAGTCTTGCAACTCTAGTTGGGTGATTAATGTCTCATCAACAGGGTCAAGCGTAATAGACAAGCCTCTTTGTAATCCTAGAACCACACGCTTAATACCCCCTGCATTATTAGTGTTGCAGTTAATATCAATGTCTTCTAGGAAAATACTACAATTGAAACTCATAATCTATTAAATAAAAAGGGGCGGGGCAATACCCCACCCCTTGTATTAATTTACAAGAATTGCTTATGCAATTACATCAGCCCATTCCGTAGCAGCAATGCTGTAAGAAAGGCTATCCTCTTCACCTGTAAGAGTGATTTGGTAGCGGTTCTTTTCAGAACGACCTGTTCCTGAGTTACCATCAACAGTTGAAGCGTACAATCCGTACTCCCAACCTACCATATGGTAAGTTCCTGCAGCAGTCTCAACAAAAGCAACCAACTCAGCAGCAGGTTTAGCGATATTGTTAAGAGCGTTACGGTGGTCTTCGCTCATTTTAGGAATCTCAATAGAGATAGTAGGTACTGAGGTTACAACGCCATCAGCAGAAACGGTTTTAGTTTCAGAGAAAACTGAGAAACCATCTTTCAAATTGAACTGAATCTCAATTACATCGCCATCAGTATCCAAACCTGTAGTACTAGGATTAATAGTTACTACATCGTTTGCAACACTAACAACGCTAACTAAGTCAGCCTTGTTACCAATGTATACTTTCTTCAAACCACCGATTCCGAGGTCATCACAAGAAAAAGTTACATCAGCAAGAGTGATATTACAAGCCATTATTATTCGTTTTTTAAGTGTTAAAATAAAAAGGGGAGGATTTCCTCCCCTCTCTATCAGTTATTATGCGTGAGCGTAAACTACCTCTTCGCCTTTCAAGTAAGAGAAACCAAGTTTGAATTGGCCCCAAATCTTATCAGAAGACAACTCAGGCTCGTACTTCATATCAATAGCACGAACATCGTTGTAGTCATCAGTCAACATCACCAAGTTCTGAGGAGCAGATACGATAAACTCACCTGCAGCCATACTTGGGAAGTGTACAACTTCCATACCGAAGTAAGGAGGGATGTTACCTTCTACGATACCTTGAGGAGTAGTAGTGTACTTCTCAGCGATAGCGATTTGGTAAACTTGCATAGCCTGTGTTCCTAAGAAGAAAGCAGGTTTGAAATCACGGTCAGCATCTCCGTAAACAGCAGCCAACATTACATCGCTCATAGCAGAGTAAGCAGCCTCCATTTCATCAAGGATGTTTGCAGAAGTCAAGCCACTTACAAGAGTGTGGTCAATAACATCAGCATCAGCAGTCATCTCAGCAGTCAATTCAGAAGCAGCCAATTCAAGTGCTTTTTGAGCAGACAATTTTGCAAAGTAGTCAAATACCCAATCTTTGAACTCAGCGTCCATAGTTTCAGGGTTGTGTTGACCTTTTTTCAACAACAAGCCACGGTAAGAATCTTCTAGAGCGTTCTTACAGTTTAAGAAAGACCATTTGTAGTCAGAGACAGTCATTTCTTTTTCGCCAATAGAGGCAGTGCTTTGAGGGTCCCAAGCACAAATATCGCTACCGAAAGTAAGGGCAGCATCAAAAATAGGTACATTTACTTTAGCCTTAACACCATCAACCAAGCGGAAGCGGTTAAGTACTGCAGCAGATTTTACCATAGAGTCAATGAACAAGTCACGACTGCGGTCACCATAAGGTAGGTTAGAAATAGATACAGACATTTTATCTAAAATTTAGTTAGTTCGTTTTAATTAATTTACAATTTTATTTACGATTGAAGAACTTATTAATCAATGCAACTTTCTCAGGAGTGATACCTTGGAAGTTGATTGTCTTATCTTCTACCGCTTCTTCAGTTTCTTCAGCCTTTTGTTCAGCAGCGAATTGCTCCTCAACTTCTTGCTCAGTTACTTCTTCTTCAGTAGCCTCGTAAGTTTCTTCTTCTTTAGTGGCTTCAACTTCAACAGCCTCTTCTCCTGCAGGAGCGATGCTTTTTTCTTCAGCCATTTCTTCTTCATCTTCGTGTGCGCCCATCTCTTTTTCTTCTTCAGCAGAAGCCTCTTCAGCCTCTACCTTTTCTTCTTCTTGAGATGTTCCCATACTTTCAATGTGCTTTTGAATCATCTCAATAGCAGACTTCAGACTGTCTACACCACCAAGAGTCTCTTCAAAAGAGGTCAATGTTTCTAGAAGGTTTGCGTTTTCTTCTTCTAGAGCAGTAATTTGTGCTTGGAACTTAGCCATAGAAGCCTCAAAAGTGGCTTCCATTTTACCTAGTTCTTTTGCGAAAGCAAATTCATTCATTTCAAATTTATTTACAGGTTTAATATCCGCTTGAATCTCAATAGAGAAGCCGTTGACTTCTCCGTTTTTGATAGCATTAAATAATTCGCTAGACTCAATCTTAGCCTTTACGAATACGGTTCCGTTGGGAAGGTTGTAACCATAGTCCTTGGACTTGTCGTTATCGCTTTCCTTCATCCAAACTTCTAGCATCACCACATCCTGCGTATCATATTCGTGGTGAATACCAAATTCGTTGAACAAACCTTTTTTAGAGTAGTTATACATAATATCACGGATTGTTTCTTCCGTGAACCTAACATAGTAATATCCATTCTCAGGACTGAAGCGTAGAATCTCTTTATTAGGAATCATAATTGGTCCTACTACTTCTTGCTTTTCATCGTTGGCGAACATCTCTACTACTTCAGTTTTGTTGAAGTATATGAAGTTCTCCTCAATCGCAGGTTTGTCCACGAGAGAAATTTTGTACATACCCTGTTCAAAATCCTCAAGTGTAATATCGTATAATGGTAAATCCTTATTCATTACTTTTTACTTCTTTTATGCCAACTTGGTAACAAGTCGTTATCTTGTGTGTACTTAGGGTTAGATGGTTTTCCGTTCTTAACCAAGTACATAAATGCGTTTAACCTCGCTAATCCCCATTGTACAGCGGATGTGACTTTGGGTGAGTGAGATGTATTGTATGCACCCATACCACGAAGTACAACACGCTTTGCACTTCCAACACCAATCTTTTTGTCAGGGTACTTTTCATTGTACTTATTGACTTTGTTGGTGATTTGCTTTATAATCGCAGGAGAAAGTTTGCCACCTTTTCCAACACCTTTCGGATTCTTTTCAGGAGTGTCGCTTTTAGGTGCTTTGGGAGATTTCTTAATCTCTCCATCCTTGCCTTGCGTTGCGAGTTTATCTTCCACTTTACGGTCACCCCAAGGGTGGTTACCGCTGTCAACACTTGCCTTAACAGTTCCTCTTCGGATTGACTCAGCCTTCTTAATTGCCCAATTAACACCACTCGTTCCTCCCCAACCGAGCCAAGCGACATAGCCTCTATCTTTCCAAGGAGTGTCCTTATACTTCGGGTCAATTTTAGCATTCTTGCGATGGCGATTAAACGCAGCCATACGAGCAATAGTTTCATAACTCAGTTTTGTTTTAGAGGCTAATTGTTTTGCACGAGTCCAACCCACAGGGGTCATCCCCTTTACTTCTTTTCCGTACTTCTTTTTCCACTCAAGAACTTTCTTGGCGTTATTAGAAGCAGATTGTGGATAGTCGTTGTAAGTAGCCATATGAATAATTTACAATATTATCGCTTCAATGTCAGCATATATTCCTTGGTCGTACATCTCTCCCTTGACTGACTTAATGATAATTTCATTCGCTTGTATCTGAGACAGCGTTACTTTTGCATAGTTGTCTTTGATGTTAAATGCGTAATCAGAATCTAGTAATGCTTTAAAAGACAATGTAGGCTTACTGAAATATAAGATGTTGTCGTTTCCGACAAAGAAATCATAAAGGTCAGTAGTTTGCTCTTGGTTATCAAAGTAATCTAAAACTAACGAGTTTGTTTTATTTCTAACAAATCTTGGGAATGTATGACCATAAGGCACATCATATATCAATGTCTTGGTATCTCCCTGTGCAATAAACTTACCTCTTCTTATATTGGTTTGATACTGAGGGGTGTCAATGTATCCGAATACAACACCTGTTTTATTGTACTTGGTGAACTCATTTAATGTAAAGCCTACTTCATACTCGCTAAATCCATCAGGGATTTCAATAAATGTTTCATCTCCACATAAAGAGCGGTTATAAACCCTAGATGCTAAACTAAACTTCAACTCCTCAGTACCTGCGCTGTTTAATACTTTTGTTCCGTACCCTTCCGTGTCATAGAACAATGACTTTTGGCTAGTCTCTATTGTTATAGATTTTGCTAAGTCAGTAACAACTTGAACTTGTATCTCTTGAGCATCATCAATATTCTCGGTAATTGATTGAGTTGAGTTTGACTCACGAATGTCGTTGAGTCTATCAACGATTATAGAGTTCGTGTTTTGGTCGTATACAGCAGATAAATTGAACCTTTTGAAAATCTCTTTAACAACATCATAGGGCGAAACCTCTGCATCTTGCAGACCCCAAATAACATTAACATCATCATCATTAAAGTAAGGATTAAATGTACCTACCGACTCAAGAGCAAGATATAGTTCACCAACATTATTAGTATCCTCACGGATAATACCTTTTGTTATCATAGAATCATCAACTGAAATGTTAGTTTCCGTAACAATATCAGCATCACCGCTATACTGAGGGTCAGGCCCCCATTGGCTTACATAGTCAAGGTCTATTGTGCCGCTGACAAGTTCTACTTCTATAGAAACTGAATATGTAGAACCTGCTTTGATTTCATATTCCTTTTGCTCCCAAATAAAGTTTCCTATTGTTTGAGATGCAAACTCAATATTGTTGTATAAAACAACAGGGTCTTGATTACCACGCCAAATATTTATCCAAGTTCCACCGCCTGAATTAACTTCGTACCCGAGGTACCCTGACTTCATTCCAACTATACTAGCACTTGAAAGATTTAGGTTTTTAATACTACCATCGGTGTTACACATCTTAAATTTTGCTGCAGGTGTACCATCTTCCCAAAGGTTTGCTACAATATTAAACACAGCACTTGATTGTGATGCGTTTATTTGGCTAACCATAGCAAAGTTGTTTTGGCCTAACTGAATCATTGGTATCTCAAAACTAAAATGATTCGTTAAAGACCTAGGAGAATTTGTGTATATATCGTTTTGAACAGGCTCTGCATTATAACCCATATTAGAGCCAAAGTAAGCCTTATCAACATCCTCTCCTGTATTAGGCAAGTTAGTCGTATATGTTAAACCAAAGTCGCTTCGGGTAGGATTAGCGGCAGGAGTGGGGCTGTAATTCCAACCAAATGATGGGTATGGGTAATTATCTTTTTCACGAGCATTGCTTTGTGAAGAGTCTACATCCTTAGTGTATATATTTCGGTAATATTCGTATGGACCCTCAACAACATAAAAGCCTCTTGTTCTTGCACGGCTACCCGCTCTAAGTCTTGTTTGTAGTGTGATGTATAAGTCGCTAGGATTTGAGTCAGTAATTCCTGTCCCGTAGTTCCCTAGTTCAAAGAACCTACTTATAGTTCCTACACCTGCTTCATCAAAAAATCTTTTTATAAACTGAGCAACATTAAATGCAGGTATAAAACCTACACGCTCCTCATCAAAACCAAACTGAAGGAACTGCCTAGCAGCATATCCAAACTTTTCAACATCGTTACACATATCCAAGTAAGGGAACATAATGTCTCCCATAGTTGGTGATGAGCCTACTGAACCTCCATAAAGTGACCTGAAAGCATCAAAGTACATTAGCGAATTATAGTCGCTATACATATCTGCTAGTGTCACAGTCTTTATAGAACTAAACACTTCTTGAAGTTTGTCTATTAACCTTACTCCTATTACAGGTATTGCGTTATTAAATGAGTATGACTCCACATACATATTGCCCTCTAACACTTTTGAGCCGTTTAGGTACAACTCAAAGTCAAAAGGTTCAGTAGGTAGTGTGTTATACTGAGTAGATGTTGGGTCGTATTTAATGACCGATATATTATTATCGTTCATAGGTAATGTCAAGTCAACTGACACGGGAACCTTAATCTTATCTAGATTGTTAACATCGTAAAAATCTAAACCAAAATTAATTATTGTGTCAGGGAATAGACTGACCTCGCTGTAATTTGGGTCAGGCTTTAGTTTGACATTTAACTTGTAGTCCATTACTTAATCAATACATTAAAGTTAAGTGCGGTTTTAATCTGACCATTAATCGCTACTGCTGACAGTTCAGTAGGAGAAACGCTATACGCTCTATTGTTACAACTATCCACTAAAACTTTGTCGCTGTAGTTATTGTACAAAGATTTTAGGTTGCTATTGAATACAAGCCTTTGCTGAGGTACGGATATATTGTAAGACTCTCTATAGTTGTATGGCTTATAATCCTTTCCGTATGTAGCAACTTGGAAGTTCGGTGACAGGTTGTAACTATTTAACTCAAGAATAGGTGTTGAAGGTAATGCAAAGATTTCAAGTTTCACAACATTGGTGTTTGCTTCGGCAATACCCCCGTATACATTAGAGTCGTAGTCGCAAATCAATCGGTACTCCGTACCATCGTATGTTTGGTCATTATAAACTCCGTATATAAACTTGTTTACTCCATTGTGCAAAACTGTAACCCTTACAATGTCAAAGTTGTTTGCAGGGAAGTTAGCCGATGGCGAGTCATCAATGATTGTAAATGTTTCATCGTTAATGCTCTCAAATCTTAGAGGCTGATTGTGATGAACATATGTATCAATCTTGTATATGCTGTAGTCACTCATTAGATAGTGGTATTGTTATCTTTAATTCTTCTAGCGTTCTCATCTTTTCTGAGGTCAGTAGAAGTAACAAATGCTCTTACAGGTCTGCTGCTGTTAATAGCATTAGTTGTAGTTGCCTCGGCAATAGCCTTTAGGTAATTTACACTTTCCTGTGATTGTTGGCTAACATTAGTTACCGAATTGGTAACGCTACCACCCTGTGCGTATCTAACAGGAGAAGGTGTTGTGTTAGGCTTGACTGACTGATTAAGTCGCTCTAGCAAGTCACGGTGTAGTGAGGCGGCTCTTTTGTTCACAATGAACTCTCCACCTTCCATCTCGTATCCACCCTGTCCCTGTACTGAGAATGGTACACCGCCATCCTGATGGCTAGGCCCATAAACCATACCCCCTTCAGCAAACTTCTTAGGGTAGAACTTGCGTTGGTTGATAGCACTTACTTCTGCAGCGTAAGATGCTGCGGCACTCGCTGCCGTAATAGCAGCCATAATGTTAAGAGTAGTAGGCTCTGCAATACCTTCCTTAATCAAAGTAGGAATGATAGATGCTACAGCCTCTAGGAACTCAACCTTTGCATCGTTTCTATCTTTCTTTTGCTCTGCTTCAAACAACTTTTTCTCAATCGCATTTTCTTCAGCAATCTGCTTCTTACGAAGTTCTTGTTGTCTTCTGCGGTACTGAGCCTCATTGATAAGGCCGTTTTCAAACTGCTGCTTGGCCAAGTAGTCTTCAGTCTCGTAACGAGCCTTAATCGCTTCCTTTTCTGCCTCTAGCCTGTTCTTAGTGTTCTCAAATGCCGTGTCATTGAATCCTTCTAGCGCACCAACAACGGTAGATATAGCCTCATCAATACCTTTGTATAAAACTTTGTTCCAATCAACGCCATACTCAGGCTGAATGTTGTCAATGATTGCTTGGGCAACCATTTTCAAATCAGGGTCATCACCTGCAACGGTCATCAGGTCTTCTTTCATCTGCTCGTAGATAGCAGACTCACCACGCTTCATTTCAACGCCTGTTATTTGACCTTTATCATACTGACTTTTTAGTGCTGTAATTTGATTTTTTGCTGCAGCGGTTACGGCTAGGATATTAGAAACATTTGTTTCTAGAGCATCGTTTTTGTTATCATATGTCCTGATAAGGTTGTGAAGAGTTTTTTGCTCACGCTCCATAACGGAAATGTTATGCGCTGCTTGTTTTGTGAGTTCGCCTTTTGAGTTTACATTCTCTCTTTCCTTTTTTATCTTTTCATCAAGCACTTCAATTTCGCTGTAGGCGTACTGAATGAACTTAACATTTTCTGCTTGTTTCTTCTTGTTGGCATCAATGTCATTAAATACAGTTTTAGTATATTCCTTGTTTGCCTCGGCTGCAGCATTGAGGGCTTCGTTACGCTTGTCAATTGCTTTTTTAGCATCTTCAGTAATGTCAATTTGGTCCTTGAAGTCTCTTGCTACTTGCCTTTCAATCCTAGGCTCAGTAACTTTCTTTCCCTCTTTGACTATTACTTTGATGAAGTTTGAGAATCTTCTTTCAAATCCTTCCAATTGCTTATCTCTTGCTTTCATCTGCAAGACAGCATCTTCATACGCCTGAAGTTGAACAGCATCAAGTGTTCCGCTATCAATGATTTTGTTGGTTTCGTCTATAGAGTTTCTGAGTTTTATTCTTTCGTCTATAATCTCATCTACCGCTTCAGCAGCCTCTTTCTGAACATTAAGACCCTTCAGTTCTTTTGTGATGAGGGCTTGAAGTCTATCTTCATATTCATCATCAACAAACGAGCGTGACTGCTCAATAAGTATGTTTTTTCTAATCTGCTCATACTGCTCTTCATAAGCATCGGTCAAACCCTGTACTGCAAGTGTCTCATCTTGAGTAAGACCTATTTTTACGGCTGTCCATTTTGTAGCAGTAACAATAACCCTACTCAAACCTGTCTGAGTTTTCTCAAGTCTATCTAGCCACTTAACGACATTAAATGTTGCTTCAACTTCTTTTAGAGCGTCCTTTTGATATTGTTCTGCAGTCTTACCACTTTGTTTAGCCAACCTTTCTAGTGCAACTGTCTGAGCATCTACCCCACTTGCTAACCTCTCCATATCTTTTTGGAGGTCTTCCGTGCTGATTCCCTCAAGAGCCTTGAATGCTTGAATTGTTTTCTTAGCCTCGTAACTAAGCAGCCCTATTGCTTGGGTAAATAAATCACTTGAGATTATAGCCTCGCCAATACTAACCTGCATCTTGTTTATTTCAGATTTCAGTATCGCAATCTGACCTGAAACCGATGTAGATTGAGTTGCCGCTGCTTTCATAGCACGGCCCATCTCATAGTATTTGTTATTGTTTTCGTCTAACGCATCAATGTTTGCTAGTAGCGTAATCAACTGAGATGCGTTTCGGACACCTACCAATTCGGCAGCATCAGCGACACTAAGATTTTGCTTTGCTAGTTCTTTTAATTTACCCTCAACATCAACTGTTTCAGCACCTAGTTTTGTGAATATGGCACGAAGACCTGTACCAACACGAGATGCCGTAAACCCATTATCCGCTAATATAGCCATTGCACCCGCTGTCTGCTCTAGACTAATTCCCAAGTCGTTAGCAATAGGCCCAATGTACTGAACTGCAGTAGAAAAAGAATCTAGCGACAATGCAGAATTGTTGATTGTTGTCACGAGAATATCTGCAATCTCATCACTATCTTCTGCTAAAAGGTTGAATTGGTTGATGAGTTTACCTACCTGCTCTGCTGTAGTACCAACATCTGCTCCAAGGGCTTGGGCGGCAAATGATATTGAACTAGTTGCGGCTACTACTTCTTTAGCAGAAAAACCTAGTTTGGACAGTTCGGTTTGTAGTTTAACTACTTCAATAGCGGTAAATCTTGTTTGACCCGCTACCTCAAGTGCGTTTTTTGAAAGAGCATCTAAGTCTCTCCCTGTTACACCCGCAACTGCAGAAAGATTTTTTACGGCATCCTGAAACTGAACAAATGCCTTTATACTGTCTACAACAACAAATTGTATGGCTTTCATTGCCGCTCCTAAGATAGCACCTGCTGTAGCAAAACGAGCAAGTGTTCCCATCGCACTACCTACTCCTTTTGTAAACTTACCAAAAGCACCTGTAGCACCTTTGGTTCCGCCACTCATTTTTTTGTTAGAGGCAGCAACTTTTTGACCCGCTTTGGCATTTTTGTTTTTTGCCTTTGTATCCTTCTCTATTGCAGCAGTTAACTTCTTCTCAGCAGCGGTTAACTTGTTAGTACCTGCATTAATTTTATCAAGGCGAGTCTTTAGATTTTTGTTTGCTCTTTCAGCATCCTTAGTTGCCTTATAGTAATTGTTAACCTGCTTGGTCAACTTGTCCCCGCTCTTACGCAAGACTTCCATTTCCTTTCCTAACTCCTCTTGAATCTTCTTTGCGGATTTGCCCTCATTGGACATCTCCTGCATCTTACGAGTTAGTTTACTAATGGATAATTCCCAGTCCTCAATTGCCTTCGTGCTAGTTCCCCTAGTTTGCTTCGCCATTATCTAAATATTTTCAATAAACTTGTGTCTATCGCCTCAATTAATGTTTCTCCGTACAATTCAATCATTCTTGCAGCGGCTTTGTTGACACCTCTTTGCAGGGTGGCATCAAACCCTTTATCTTTATATTCAAATGGATTCAAAAAGTTTGTTCTTTTCTTAATACCATTTTTACCCATTGATTTAGCAATCCTAAAAGCAATTCTCCTAGCCTCTTGAACATCGCTAGAAATTCCTTTTTTCATTACCCAAGAATGTATTGGGTCAATCTTTGGATACCATTTTTTCTTTTTACTCTTTTCCCATAACACCGAGTAGTATTGATGGTCTTTACCAAGCCCGTACTCAATGTTAGTTATTATCTTAACACTTTCAGGTATGTTGTTTCTATACGAGCCAATAACGACCCGTATGCTGTCTTTTTTGACAAGCCACCTGTCATCGCTTTCAGGCATTAATGACTTGCTGCTCTTAGGATTGGTCAACCTACCTGTAGCGACCATACCCTTGGATTTAGCAATCTCTACTATCTTAGCAATAATAGCGGATTTCCTAAACTCCTTGGCTATTGCAGCAACAGCAACCAATCGCATTTGATTCTCTAACTGTTTCTTGCTTCTAGCCATTAAAAGTTAATTGTCCTGTTGTAAGGCTTTCTTGCTAAAGTAAATGTAAAGTCGCTAGTCGCAGTTGTGATATTGTAATCTCCCATTGACTCATTGCCCAAGTCCACTTCGCCAAACTCAACATCCCAATCCTCTTGGATTAGGTGGTCCTGCAACTGCCCAATTACGAAGATGTTTTCATCAACGGAATTGATAGAGGCTTCATCGTTTTCGGCAGGTACTTTGTCTAGTAAGAATATGCCGAAATCAATGTAGTATGCAGGTGCTGCATCCTCTCTAGAGATGTTTGCTTCTAAAGGCATCATTACCATCGTGCGGTAATTGAACTCTCTGCCTTCTAGTTCATCTTCAGACTTGACAAGGATTACCTCATTGACCATTTCGTGGCGTTCACCAAAATCCTTGACAGCCTCGTATATGCCTCTGAGGTTGTTCATATGTACTTTTTTATAATTTACAACTTATTAAGGGCAGCCTGTTGTCTTTGATTCGCTGCTTCAATCTTATTTTTCTGAGATAAGTAACTCATTTCAGGGAGAACAACGCTCATCTTGAGCATATATATAGAGTCATACCTACGAATATCCTCTTGAGCCAACATACGAACTATGCTGTACCAATACCATTGTTGATTAAACAACTCATCAGGAGTGGGCGTGGAAATAACATCGGGGTCATCCTCTTCCTCATCTTGCGTTGAATAAAAAACCCCTGAAAACTGCTTGAACAAAACATTGTCTCTATCAATAAGAAACTTATTTAGTAAACAATAAAGGTCTTGTACAGGGGTGTTTAGTATGGCTTCACGGTGTTCAGCCTCTTTACTAGTGCTTGTGTTGTCAAACTCCTTCTCATCCTTTGGCCTCAGCACATATGTGAGCAGTTCTAGGTCTAGGTCAGTCTCGTTTTGGAATTTGAACTTGCCCGTAAGGATTTGCTCAATCATAATAAACTGCCCAAGCACTAAGTCAAATACATTGTCGTAGTAATTAAAATGCTCTTTGATGCAGTCGGTAACATCAGGCTCCGCTTTTATCGGATAGGTGTCCTTCATTGACCTAAGCAATGTAATGTGTTCTAACGCATCCAATTCTGCGAGATATGCCTTTAGGTCTTCCTCGCTAGAAAGTCTCTTAGAAACGCTTATATGCTGCTTAAATGTCATCATAGGAACATTGTTACACCTCCATCTTGTTCTTCTCGTGTACAATATGCCGCAATGGCTAGACTCATAACCATATCATCGTGCTTACCATCCGTGTTGCTAAACTGCAAGTTACCTGTAATCGCATTTCGCTTAGACTTGAAGTCGTACAACTCCTTAATCAGGTCATCGTTCTTAGGTATCTTAATCACTTTGTCCTCAAATAGTTTGATTAGGTTGCGTATCATCTCAGGCTTTGATTGTGCTGTAGTGTGTATGGGTATCATTTTGTACAGCCTTTCATCATCCGTGAGGTCATCAAACAGCAAATCGTTGTTATTTACCTCAAAGTACGCAGCAGTTAACTTTTCATCGTGCTTTAGGTAGAAAGACTTAATGCGCTCTTTGAACTCATCGCTGTCCATTCCCTCTTCTTTGTAGTTGAATCGGTCTATGTCAACTACCTCGTAATTCTCGGTCATTGCAGTAAGTACCGTGTAATCTTGTGCGACACCAATATCCATTCCGATGTACAGCCTTTCGTAATTCGCGAATCGCAATTCAGTAACAGCATCTTCCACATTGCTGAATAATGCGTTAGCACTTACAGGTCGGCACAGGAACTCTTGGTCAAACTGAGCCTTAGTCATACTCTTCTTAATACCAAGTACTGTTTTTGCTACATTCTCATCGTTGAGGTCTAGGTAGGTGCGCTTGATAGATT